CATCTTAGTAAAATAGATTTAATTGAGTTAGCTCTTAAGAAAATAAGAGAGGAAAGTGAACAGGAGGCTGGGCAATGAAAATAGGTAAATACTTGATCGTTTCCAAGGAACAAATGGACAGAAATATTGAATGCTTAAAAGAAGAAATCAAAATAAGGGACGATAAAATAAGGTTGCATGAGTGTATTATGAGCAATAATGAAGAATTGATTCAAATTTTAGAAGAACAGTTGAAAGAATATAAAAGTGAACTAAAAGAGTATAAAAGCGAATTAGATGTATATAGCTTGTTTATAGATTGTATTTTAAATAAAGAAACAAGGAAAGCAATAGCAATTTATAACAGGACTAAAAGTATTAGAATTAAACGAAAATGTCTTAATTCTATACCTGTAAAAAAGGGTTAAGTGAAATAAATAATTTCCTTGTAGGAATAGAGAGGGATGTTTGATATATGGATGAATTTGTAGAGTGTAATCGTTGTGGAAGAATAATAAATACAGAGGAAGACGGTTGTGTAAAATATGAAAAAGAAAATCTAGGAATAATTGTAACTCTGAATATGTGTTTAGATTGTTTAGAAGAATTAATTGAAGATGCGAAATTTCTAATATAGGTTATGACGGAGGTATGTAAATATGAAAATGATAAATGTTTTTAAATTATTATCAATGTATTGTTTTGCCTAGAGTGTGGAAGTGATGAACTTGGAGAAGGTGAAGGAAGTTTAATCGTTGATGAGTATACATTTCATAGAAAGTGTAAATGTGGATTTGACATGATAGTAGATGAAAGGGAGGACAAAATATAATGAATTTTTTAGGAATGATAATTTTAATTATATTTGCATTTTTCATTGGTCGGATATATGAATATAGAGTTAATTTAAGAGAATGTGAGAATTGTAAGGGAGGGTTTGAAAATGAATAATGTTGTATTGATTGGCAGATTAACAAAAGACCCCGAATTAAAATATATTCCAGGCTCGGGGACAGCTGTATCGACTTTTTCTATTGCGGTAGACAGAGACTATATTAAAAAAGATGGGACTAAAGAAACTGATTTTATACCTGTTGAGATAATGGGAAAATTAGCGGAAGTATGTGCTAATAATTTAAATAAAGGCAGATTAGTAGCGGTTCAAGGGTCTATAAGAGTTGAACACTATGAAAAAGACGACGAGAAAAGAACTTATACAAAAGTTCACGCTAACAGGATGAAATTTTTAGATTACAAAAAAGAAGATAATGGAAAAGAATGTAAGTTCGAGCCGGGAGGCTTAGACCCACAAGGCTTCCAGGCTATAGACGACGACGATATACCTTTTTAAGTAGGTGATTAAATGATTAAAAAAGTAGAAAAAATTTTTAGTGGTTCAGTTAATCCAAATTTTATGGAAGATGACCCAACTTTTATAAATTATTTAGCGTTATATTGTTGCATAAAACCAGTTAAAGTCCGTGGAAATAAAAAGGTTTTGGCTAGTTCCACTAAGGCATGCAGTGCATTGAAAATTAGAGAACATCAGAAAAAAGAACGTAAAAAGGTAAGACTTATAAATGCAAAAACAGGTAAAATAAAAGAAATGGCTATAGATGAAGCAGAAAATTTTTTGAATGTTAAAAACTTGTATCCTGTTATTTGGCGAGGGAGACCAACTCGAACTGGTTGGTATGTGAAGGATGTTGAAGATGAAGGAGATTAAATATAACGTTGTGTACTTCAATTTAAAGACTTTGAAATTTAGTGAAAAAAGTTTTAACACTTTAAAAGAGGCTAGAGCATTTAAAAAAGAAAAAGAGAAAAAATACGAAAATGTTGAGATTATTAAAAAGACAATTATAGAAAAATTGATAATATAAAGAAGGTGCTTATATAGTGCGAGTAAGGCGAATTTGTTCATGGTGTGGTAAGCTATTTTATGCAGAATTTAAATCGAAGCAAAATTTTTGTTGCAGAAAGTGCAAAACTAAATATAAAAAGAGAAGCAAGGAGCAGGAAAGCAGGGAGATTGATTATTTTAAGGAAGAATTGAAAAAAAGTTAAAAAACATCCTTCATTGAATAGATATTGCATGAGCGAGTTAGGCATTAGGGAAGTTTTAAATATGAATTTTGAAGGTAATTAATGGAGGTTTTTATGGATAAGGAAAGAATAAAAAAAACTGGTCGCTATTTGAACGATTTGGGAGATAGGAAGCGAAGAATCAATATATTAAAAAAAGAGATTGCCATTTTAAAAGAAAGTGAAAAATATAGCGAGATTAATTTTAATGAATTAGGCTTTAAAATAAAAACAAGCCCGAAGGGTCTGGATGATATGATTATTAATTCAGAACAACAAATTCTTTTAAAAGAATCTGAAATTGAATATATAGAAAAAAGGTTAAAAATTGTTTACTCATATATGCAAGAATTAGAAAGTGACGAAAGAGAAATTATAAGGTTAAGATATTTTTATGATATAAATAATAAAATGACAATGACTAAAATAGCGAGTCAGGTTAATTGTTGCAGATGGAATGTTTATAGAAAACTTGATAATGCTTTGTGGAAATTATCTGGAATGCTTTCAATTTTTTAAAAAACTAACAAGTGGTTGACACAAAAAACACATGTTACACACCAAATTGTTTTTTTGAAGGTATATAATTGTATTATAGGAAAAAAAGGATAAAATATATTCCCCTTATAAAAGGTCTAGCAAATAATTGTTAGACCTTTTTTATTTGGAAAAATGGAGGAATAGAAGTGAAAGAGAAAATTAAGCGCTGGGTAGATGCTAGCGAAGCTATTGAAGCATATGAAAAGAACGTTGAAAAAATAATAGATGATAAAAGGAGGATTGAAAGGGAAGCGTTGAGAGTAGACCCAATTAAAAGTCAAAAAGACATAGATAAGGTTAAAAGATATCTATATAAAAAAGATAAGCGGTATTACTTGATATTTGTCTTGGGCATAAACACAGGGCTTAGAATAAGTGATATTGTTAAATTGAAAGTCAATCAAGTATATAAGAGAACACATGTGTATCTTAAAGAAAAAAAGACTAGCAAGTCTAACAACATAAAAATCAATGAATCAGCAAGAGGGGCTATAAATGAATATTGTTGTAATTTAAGTCAAGATGATTATTTATTTATAAGTCAAAAAGGTGAGTATCTAAAAGAAAAAACAGTTTACAAAGTGCTTAAGAAAGCATTCAAAAAATGCAGATTAAGAGGAAATTTTGGTACTCATACACTTAGGAAGACATATGCTTGGCACATGAATAAGACGGAAGGTTTAGAAGTGGTACAATGGGCGCTAAACCATGTAAATCAAAGCGACACATTAAAGTATTTAGGAATGAAGCAAGAGGCTTTAGACAGAGCAGTTGATAGGTTAAACTTGTAGCTTATTTTTAATCTAAAAAGCGTCGTTTTCGGATGTTCGTAGCATTTTAAATTAGAAAATAAAAAGTAATGGCTGAAAGTAAGTGTTTTCAATAAACAAGATAGTATTTTTAAAATGCGTAAGTATAGGTAAAAGGTGCATTTTTTTATCATGTCTAAGATATTGATATAACTAAGCCAGAAGCTTGAAGGGTCTTGTTAGGGAAAAAGAGCATTAAATTTGAAAATATGAAAACAAGGATGGAGTTGTTGCAAATTATTCCAAAACCCCAAAAAATCAACTCGAAAAACAGGGTCTACGCTAGTTATTGCAATGCTTACAAGTTTTTCTTTTTCTGAATTATTAATTTTCTGCTAAAAGTGTTCAATTAAAGACCTGCTTTTGTGAACAATAGATATTTCAAAAAGATAAAAAATAGAAACTAGATATTTCAATGAAAAATATTGTGTAATTGTTCATTTTATTATTGATGCCTTTTCGTGAACATGTTATAATTTAATTATAATATTGTGGAAGGGTGTTGATTATGAAAGTCTTAGGTTATTGTAGATGTTCAACAAATGAAGAAAAGCAGGACATTGACAGACAAATAAGAGATATAAAGCAATTAGCAAAAGCTCATGGGCATGAGTTGTCAAATAAAAATATTTTTACAGAGTACGAAAGTGGCGCTAAAATAGATAGAATTGAGTTAAATCGTATGTTGGATAGCTTAGGGGAAGGTGACATAATTATATCGACGGAGGTGTCTCGTATAAGTCGTAGCACTAAGCAATTAATAAATATACTTGAATTAGTAAAAGAAAAGAAAAACAAGTTAATTTTAGGGTGGTTTGTTGTAGATTGTACAAAAGGCAGTCTTGACGCAATGACAGAGGGCATGCTCAAAATGATGGGTGTATTTGCAGAGATGGAAAGAGCTATGACAAGTGATAGGGTTAAAAGCGGTATGGCTAATGCTAAAGCTAAAGGAAAAAATATTGGTCGCCCTAAAACTAGCATTGATAGTATTCCAAATATATTTTTAAAACACTATTCTAAATATAAAAATAAAGAAATAAATATAAGTGAATTTTCAAGATTGTGTAACATGAGTCGTACAACTATATATAAGTATATTAAATTGTTAGAGGACTAGACTATCTAGTTCTTTTTTTGTTTTGAGGTGGTGATAAATATAGCAAGACCTAGAAATCCTAATCGAGATAGGGCAAGAGAAATTTACAAAGAAAAAAATGGAAAAATAGAACTATTAGAGATTTCGGATATATTAAATGAAAAACTTAAGAATATACAAAAATGGAAGTCGGTTGATAAATGGGATGCTCATATAAAAAGAGGGGGGCAACCAGGCAATAAAAATGCTTTAGGCAATAATGGGGGCGCACCAATAGGAAATAAAAATTCAAGTGATAACTATTTATGTTCATCATTCAAAAATACAATCCCGAGGGGACTTCTAAAAGTTTGGAATAGTGTTTATAATGATGAATTAAACCCGCTGGACTATTTGTGGGCTAGTATTACATTGCAGTATTCTAAAATTATATATGCAATAAATATAACTCATGTTAAGAATAAAAAAGACCATACGATTGATATTACAAAAGAGGATGGCAAAAAGTATAAGGAATATCAAATACAACATTCTTGGGATAAAGAATTAGCGTCTATTAAGGCTATCACAAGTGCTTTTAATGTATTAACTAGAATGATAAAAGACTATGAAGAACTGCTTCATAAGAATTGGGATTTAGCAACAGAAGAACAAAAAAGCAGAATAGAAAATATAAAAGCGAGAACAAATAAGTTAACTGGAAATAATTTAGAAATAGAGGATATAGAAGATATAGAGGCAGAAATCTATGGCAGTAACTAAGAAGAAAACTATACCTTTTAAATTTGGAGATAAACACAAG